ATTCGACTACTTGGTATTCTATCCCATTGGTCGCGTCTTAAGCTAATCCTACGGGCGGGCTACGGCCCGCCTGGCCCTTACCATAGGTGAAAAATGGCTGTTATTTATTTGCGCCATCCCATCCACGGGATGAAAGTTGCTACTATGGATCTGGAAGCGAATGCCGACATCGAAAATGGATGGGAGCGTTTCGATCCTAACGAGGTGACGGCGGACGCTGAACCTGATACTGTTCGCAGACGCGGGCGCAGGCCAAAGGTGGATAATGACGACGACAGCGGGCGATCAGATCAACGGAGCGTTGCGGCTTTTGGGGGTTTTAGCGGAGGGAGAAACGCCTTCAGCAGAGACATCCCAGGACGCGCTGACAGCTCTGAATCAGATGATCGACTCATGGAACACTGAGCGTTTATCTGTATTTGCCACACAAGATCAAATATTTACGTGGCCATCTGGCGTGCGTGAGCTGGACATTGGTCCTACCGGCGACATCATCTTAAACAATGCGCTTTTGTCTACGCAAGAATCTGTGCCACTTACAACGCAAAGTTCGCTTGAGATCTTAGCGACCATTAAGGGTGGTCGCCCTATTTTAGTGGACGACGCCACATATTTTCGCGACCCGCAGACCAATGTGTCTTACGGCATTAAGCTGATTAATCAACAGCAATACGATGGTATCGCGGTCAAGACCGTCACTAGCACTTACCCACAAGTCATGTGGGTAAATATGTCTTTTCCAAATATGACAATGACGGTGTATCCAGTTCCCCTTAGGGCGCTTGAATTTCATCTCATATCAGTAACGCCGCTTGATACGGCGGCTACTCTAGCGACGCCGTTGTCCTTCCCACCAGGCTATTTGCGCGCGTTTAGATATAATCTGGCGTGCGAAATGGCTCCTGAGTTTGGTGTAGAGCCGTCAGCACAAGTTCAGCGGATTGCTATGTATAGCAAGCGCAATCTGAAGAGAATCAATAACCCCGATGATATTATGGCGCTGCCATATAGCATTGTTGGGACACGTCAACGCTATAACATTTATGCGGGGAACTACTAATGTCTACCGTTAAAATTGCTGATCTTCCTGTCGCTACCAGCGTAGCTGACATAGCTGTTTTGCCGGTTGTTCAGGGCGACATAACGCAGCAGGCGACCAAAACTACATTTCTTACCGGTGTGACGCTGACAAACCCCAATATCGGCACGCCATCAGCAGGCACGTTGACCAACTGTACAGGTCTGCCCATTAATACTGGGACGGTAGACACTTTAGCCGCTAATCGTGGCGGCACGGGTCTTACATCTCTAGGATCTAATATACCGACATTTCTTCAAACGCCGACTTCGGCTAATTTGGCCGCTGCGTTAACCGATGAAACTGGCTCGGGCAGCGCGGTGTTTGCCACATCGCCTACGTTAACGTCGCCTACGTTGACGACACCTGTTCTTGGCGTGGCTACAGCCACGAGCATTAATAAAGTAACTATAACTGCGCCAGCTACATCGGCAACGCTTACTATTGCCAATGGTAAAACCATTACGGCAAATAGTTCTCTGACGCTGGCTGGCGTTGACGCCAAAACGCTGACCGTCAACAACTCGCTTACACTGGCTGGCACCGACGCTACTGTTATGACGTTTCCGACCACGAGCGCAACTATCGCGCGGACGGATGCGGCGCAGACTTTTACCGGAGATCAGACTTATTCGGGATCGCAGATTGTCGCCGGGCTAAGATCTACTAGCGCCGCCGCGCCAACCATCGCCAGCGCGACGACTATCGCCCCGACAACGCAGATTGTGTTTATTAGCGGCACGGCAGCTATTGATACGATCACGCCGCCGTCTCCTATATCCCTTGGCGGCGGTCAGATCACGCTAATTCCCACGGGTCTATTTACCACGACTACCGCCGGCAATATCGCTCTGGCGTCTACGGCCGTCGTTAGCCGGGCGTTAGTGATGACTTATGATGCCACTACCACTAAATGGTATCCGAGCTACTAAATGAAAACACCGATCTTAGGCTCATCATATGTTACCCGCAGCATTAACGCTGCGGATAATCGTATGGTAAATCTTTATCCTGAGATTGTGCCCGAAGGCGGTAAAGAACCGGCGTATCTTATGCGCGCGCCGGGCCTGCGGCTTTTACAGACTGTTGGCAACGGTCCTATTCGTGGGCTGTGGACATACGGCGGGTATGGATTTGTTGTTTCCGGGGAAAAACTTTACCGTATTGATTCGTCTTGGAATGCGACGCTGAAAGGCACCGTTTCTGGGATGGGCCCGGTCAGCATGGCCGATAATGGCACGCAGCTATTTATCGCCTGCAATGGCCCTAGCTACATTTATAATTTGACCACGGATGTTTTTGCTCCGATAGCAGATCCCGATTTCCCTGGCGCGGTCACTGTCGGCTATATTGACGGCTATTTTGTTTTTAATGAGCCCAACAGTCAGCGGTTTTGGGTCACTTCTTTATTAGACGGTCTTTCAGTCGATCCGCTAGATTTTGCCAGCGCGGAAGGTTCGCCGGACGGTCTTGTATCGCTAATTGTGGACCATCGCGAAATCTGGCTTTTTGGCACCAATTCTGTCGAGGTTTGGTATGACGCCGGGCTTCAGGACTTTCCGCTTGCGCGCATCCAAGGCGCGTTTAACGAAATAGGCTGCGCGGCGCCCTATTCCGTTGCAAAGCTCGACAACGGACTATTCTGGCTGGGCGCGGACGCGCGGGGTAAAGGTATCGTCTATAGATCTCAAGGCTATACCGGCCAGCGTATAAGCACGCACGCCGTCGAATGGCAGATCCAGCAATACTCTGACATTTCGGACGCTATTGGCTATACATATCAGCAAGACGGTCATTCCTTCTATGTCCTGATATTCCCGACCGCCGATACGACTTGGGTCTATGATGTGGCCACTGGCGCATGGCATGAACGAGCCAGTTGGGCTTATAGTCAGTTCACGCGGCATCGCAGTAACTGTCAAATGGCGTTTAGTAATGAGATTGTCGTCGGCGACTATCAGAACGGCAATATTTACGCTTTTGACATGAATCAATACAGCGACAACGGAACGACGCAAAAATGGCTTCGTCGTTGGCGCGCGCTTCCTACAGGCCAAAATGATCTAAAGCGCACAACGCAGCATAGTCTCCAATTAGACTGTGAAACTGGCGTCGGGTTAGATGGCTATGATTATGATACCATCATTGTAGATCTTTTGGCGTCTGAATCAGGCCCTTTAATAACGACTGAAACCGGCGATAACATCCTTTTAGATTTTAGCGTTACGGTAGGCGCTAACCCGCAGGTTATGCTTCGTTGGTCGGATGATGGCGGCCACACATGGTCCAGCGAACATTGGAAGTCTATGGGTAAAATTGGCCGATACGGGTTCAGAACCATCTGGCGGCGGCTTGGCATGACTATGAAGATCCGCGACCGTGTGTATGAGGTGTCAGGCACAGACCCAGTTAAAATCGCTATCATGGGCGCGGAACTTATTTTGAGCCCGACAAATGCCTGATAGCCCGCTAAACATAACGCAGATCCCGGCGCTTCGCGTCCCTATCATTGACCCTAGAACTGGGTTGATGGCGCGCGAATGGTATCTGTTTTTCTTTAGCCTATTCAACCTGTCCGGCGCAGGATCGAACACTTTAACTCTGACAGACCTTCAGGTCGGCCCTGCCGACTCTATTCTATCGACTCAGCAGACGGTCGTAGACATGGCGCTTCAAGCGCTCGGCGTGACGCCGGACGAGCCCGGATGGTCGTCATCGCAGGGGTCTATCGAAACTGCGCTTCAGGGTTTCGGCGTTGCGCCTACCGACGCCGAATGGATGGCGCAGCAACTGTCTGTATTCAATGGACTTGACGCCCTTGCCGTAGCTCCTGCCTATACGCCGCAAGTTCCTGACATGCGCTATGGCGTGTTCTCTGACACGACCACACAGACTGCGGCTGCGATAAATACGGCGTATGCGGTCACGTTTAACACGACTGATCTATCTAACGGTGTTTACATAGGCGCAACAACATCACAGGTGTTTGTAGACAGACTCGGTATATACAACTTTCAGTTTTCGGCTCAGCTAGATAAGGCCGGCGCGGCCGCGCGCGATGTTTATATTTGGGCGGACATTAACGGCACGACGCAGCCAAATACA